CGGAGCCCACGGAAATCCAGACCTCGAAGGTGTGCAGCATCTTTTCTGCCATATCAAGGAGCGGGTAATAGAGGTTTAGGATATGCATCCCGGAGTGCCATGTTTCCTGCGGGTGGAACTCTGCAATCTCTACACCGTCCTTGACATAGGTGACCGTGATAAGTGCCTGCCCGTCCTCCTCCCAAGAGGAAGGAACGGATACGGTGGTGGCGAGCTCCTGCTCCGGGACGATCACATCACCGGACTGTTCATCATCGATTTCAGGAAGATGCGCGGTTCCGGTTCCCTCAGAGGTGACCTCTCTTGGTTGAGGGTCTGCCGTGACATTTAAGAGGATCGCAGCCTTGAACTCGCAGTCGGTCTCTTCCTGTGTGGCAAATTCTATATTGACGATCTGCACCTTTTCCTCGCCAATGCTGTAGGGCATGGAGTTTATGTAGGAGTAGGTCGTCATCTTGGTGGCCTCCACGGAATTCATAAGGCCACTGATGTTTTTATCGTTTTTGCTTTTGGCTTCCGCAAGGCGAGGGTTCTTTCCCACGCACTTAAGGGAGCACTTCCCGTTGATTTTTATGGTGATGGAGGTAATGGCCGCCATCTGGTTTTCGTCTGCCTGACCTCCGGTAAAGGTCAAGATATCGCCGGGATCAAGTGCCGGATCACCGATAGTCTCGGAATCAAACGGCACATAACTTATGACGGCGATGGTGTTTAGGAGTGTTGTGAGGATTCGCCGCCTCGTTTCCTCCAGACCGAACTGCAGCAGGTAGTTGACCTCCAGATTCATGGTCAGACCGTCATCCGGGTCAAGGGAATAGTATTCTGCCGTCTCTGTTCGCTTGTTCGTGGAGTTTATCGCCGTATAGCGGGTCACGAAGTCCGAGAAGCTGGAGGAGTAACGGTGGGTGTTATTTACCGTCACCATCGGCTCAGCCGTATACTGCACGAGCTGCAGCTTTCCTTCACGGTTAATCTGGGCAAAACAGCCAAGCGCCTGCGCCAGATAGTGCAAAAAATCCCGCCAAGTCTCGATGTCGTTTTCAGGGTAGACGCCAAGAAGTTCTGTGCCGTTTGGCAGGGCTTCAATTTCTGCCTGCGTGTGCGCAAGCTCTACGCCGCAGGTGGTACACATGACAGAGAGGAAGTCGTAAGGATAGCCGCTGGTCTGCGCCTCGTTGTATTCCTTATCGAAATTCAGCATGGCGTCGTAAGCCTTTAGCTCCAGCGTCTTTACCTGCCGGTTTGCCTCGGCCACAAAGAAGATGCCCATCGGGACATCCTCGACGGTGCTATCCGGGAGGTTTAAGTGAAAGTACAGCTCGACCTTGGCGTTTTCCAGCGAGTAGCGGTCAACACTCGAAAAAAGAGAAATGCCCAGCTCTGCCGCATAGACAGAGCCGAGCTCGATTTCAGAGGAACCGGAGCACTGCCGGGATACATACCCGGAGCCCTTTACGATGTCCTCGCTTGTGAAAGGATATTCTCGTCCGGCGGTTGTGGTGATCTTCCCAGACCATGTGAAGGAGCGGGTGTTTTCCTGTATCGCTGTTTTATATGCGTCTGATACGCTGTACATGAGAATTGCTCCTTCCCGTTTAATATTCCTTCAGCGTGAAGCTGACCTTCCATAAGCCTTTCTTGCTGGTGTCGTGGGCAAGGGAAACTTTGAAGCCATCCATGTACATCTCTCGGTTTTCCCTGACCATCGTCTCGGTATTAAAGAAGTCCACGGAGAGCCGTGGTAGGCTCCGCATCGCGGACAGGGTTTTAAGCCATGCCGGAGATACCTGAAAGGCCACGGATATTTCTGCCACGCCGGAACGGACAATATCACGCTGGGTGGTTCCTGCCTCAGTCTCACCGGAGGAGTCAGCCTCCACGTCAGAAAGAGACAGGTCATAAGATGTCGGAAGCGGCATTTCCGTGCCGTCAATCCGTAGGTAGTTTGTAAATGCCATCATCTGCCTCCTGACCGGAGCGCCATCCGCTGCTGGGCTGTGACGATGGTTTCGTCAAGCAGCGTGCCTCCAAGATAAACCGGGATAGTGATATCGCCTCCGCCGCCAACTCCGGAAAGAGCAGTAACGATAGCCGAGGTCTGCCCGGCCACGGCATCCTGAATCATGCCGCGTAGGGAGTCTACTCCGACGATAGCTTCTGCACCGGCTTCTCCTGCGCCAAGGAGCGTATTCCCGCTCATGCCAAAGATGGTCGGTGAGTCGAGGATCATGCCGTTTCCCATTGCCTTCTTGTACCATTCCACAGAGAAATGCGGGATGGACGGCGGGTTTAGTGAGAAGCTCCCGGAAATGGAGAAGTGCGGCAGCTTGATCTTTGGCAGCTCCCAGTGGAAGTTGAATACGTTCTTCAGCTTGTTCACGATGCCGGAGATAAAATTCCAGATCCCGTTGAACACATTAGAGACCGTATTCTTGATGCCGTTTAGGACATTCGATATCGTATTTTTTATGGCGTTGAAGGCTGTGGTGATGCCGTTTTTTACGGTATTTACCACGGTCGTGATGGTGGTCTTTATCCCGTTCCAGACCGTAGATACCACAGTTTTTATGGCATTCATCACGGTAGTGACCGCTGTCTTTATGGCATTCCAAGCCGTGGTGATGAAGGTCTGGATTGCCGTGACGACTGTTGTGACCACGGTTTTTATTGCGTTCCATACCGTCGTGACCACTGTTTTTATCACATTCAGGACGGTCTCGATGATCGTCTTGTAGATATTGAAGTAGGTGGTGACGATGGTTTTTATCATATTGAACACGGTCTCAAAAACAGTCTTTATGGCGTTCCAGATCGTTTCAAAGAAAGTCTTTATGGCATTAAAGACCGTCTGCACCGTGGTCGTGATCGCCGTCCATGCATTTGTGAGGAAGGTGCTGATGCCGTTCACCGCCGCCTCGAAGATTCCCTTGATGGTCTCCCAGACAGTGGAGAAGAAGCTCTTGATCGCCTCCCATGCTGTAACGACCGCCTGCTTGATGTTTTCCCACAGGTCAATCCAGAACTGCCTAAAGCCCTCGTTCGTGTTCCAGAGGTATATGAAAGCTGCCACCAGCGCCGCAATCGCAGCGATGATTAGAACTATCGGGTTTGCCAGCATGGTCGCGTTCAGTGCCGCCATTGCGCCTTTTACCACACCGATTGCAGCAGAAACCTGCGGTATGATCGTCATAATCGTGCCGACAGCCGAGATGATCTTTCCGACCACCACCAGAATCGGGCCGATAGCAGCAGCCACAAGGGCGATCTTTACAATCGTCTGCTGCACTGGAGCCGGAATCTTGCTCCACATTTCAGCAAATGCCTTCAGGGCTGCGGAGATGTCCTTTAAGACCGGAGCCAGAACAGTAGCGAGAGTGTTTCCGATTTCCGCGCCGGTCTCCTTCAGGGAGTTCATCGTCATCTTGAACTGGTCAATCGGGTCGAGGGTTTCATTGAAGGTGTTCTCGACACTTCCCTCAAAGTCACCGAGGGAACCGGCAAGGTCGTCAAGACTCAGCTTTCCGGTCTGCACGGCATTATAAATTGACGCACCGGCCTTGCTTCCGAAAAGGTCATAGGCCGCCTGCAGCTTTTCTGTTTCAGAGCCGTTTCCCTTCATGGTCTGGGAGAAATCAGCAAGCGCCTGATCCAGCGTTTTGCCGTCTTTTGTCGCATTCTTCATGGCGGTCTTAAGACCCATCATGGCTGAGGAGGTATCAAGACCGGACATTTCCACCATGCCCATGAAACCGGCAGCCTGCTGGGCGGTCAGTCCCATTTCCTTTAGCTGGATGGCATTGGAGGAAAGAGCGCCCGCGAGGGTATCCATATCAATGCCGGTAGCCTGACCGGTGGCGTTTAACGCATCAAGAAGGGAGTCTGCCTCAGATGCATCCATGCCGAAGGCGTTCATAACCGAGGATACATTGTCGATGGATGTCGAAACATCGGTGTCGTTGAGCTGGGCAAACTTTATGAATTTTGCAGAAAGATCATCAAGCGCCTGCCCGGTTAAGCCAAAGCGGGTGTTGACCTCGCCGACAGCGGCACCGGCAGTTTCGAAGTCCGTCGGTATCTCTGTGGCGAGGTCTTTGACGATCTGGTTCATGTCTTCCAGAGCTTTTCCCGTAGCACCGGTTTTCTGCGCCACGATATCAAGCCCTGCATCCACTTCATTAAAGGCAGCAAGGGAAGCCGCGCCGATGGCCATAATAGGAGCCGTGACATGCGTGGTCAGGCCTGTGCCCACACTGGATATCTTGCCGCCGACCTCCTGCAGCTTGCTTCCGGTCTGCTTTAGGGTAGCTGAGATATGGGAATCTGTTTCTCTGCACTGCTGTTCGAGGTTTTTGAGCTCGTTTTCTGTCTCTATGATCTCACGCTGCCATGCATCATATTGCTGCTGGGTGACGGTACCGTTTTTGAGTCCAGCATCCATCTGGTCTTGCACGGACTTCAGCTGTGTGAGCTTATCTTTCGTTTCGGAGACAGCCTGTTTAAGGAGCTTCTGTTTCTGCTCAAGCAGCGTGGTATTCGTCGGGTCGAGCTTCAAGAGTTTATTGACGTCTTTAAGCTGGCTCTGCGTGTTTTTGATTTCCTTGTTTACGCCGGAGAGCGCTTTGGAAAGGCCGGTCGTATCGCCGCCGATTTCCACGGTTATGCCTTTTATCCTGTCAGCCATGCGATGACCTCCTTCCTGTTAAAATCGATCCATCTGTGCCTGCGTAGCGACCTCGGCGAACGGATAATCGTCCATGTCCATTTCTGAATACATGTCGTTGACAGTCCCGATGGTGAGCAAATCGAGCTCCGAGATTTGAAGCCCGATCTGCACGCACCGGAGTAAAAAGAGCGGGGTTGTCATTTCCCGCTCAGTGTTACGATGTTTTTTTTAGAGGTAACCTGCTGTTCCACGTTCAGTCCCCAAAGCTCTATGATCTGCGGGAGAATCTCGTAAATCGAGAAGGTATTGAACTGGTCGAGCCAGTCCTCCGGAGTATCCGGGACATCCGGGTTCTGGTGCTTTGCCATGAGCCACGCGATGTTCTCGAAAAGCTCAAGGGAGAAGGTATCCAGATTGGAGTTTTCCGGATCGTTCTCATCGATGCCTTTCTGCAGCTCATTCAAATCCTTGTAGATATCCCGGTGAAACTTGTTTCTGTATAGACGAGGGATGGCGGCAGAGGCACGGAAGGTGACCTCTTTGCCGTCAATCTCGACGGATTTTGTTACTGCCATAGTGCGCCTCCTTACTCAGTAGGATCTTCCACA